TGGAACTAATTAAGGTGTATTTCAAGAACGTCTTGCTGATTTCTCACCTTGATTCTCTCAAGGATTGCGTAGATATGCAGATTGTGATTGAGAAAGAAGCAGGTTTTGCAAAGGTAAATCAATAATGAAAATCACAAAGACTATACTAGAACAAATGATTAAAGAAGAGGTCCGCCTGATCGAGCAATCACAGGGTGCAGAAGAACTTGAACGTGCGATGTACGCATATGTAATGAAAAACAATTTTTCTATGTCCACTCAGCAAATGCAAGAGTTTGTCCTTGGCTTACTCAAGAAAGCTCAGGACGATCTGAGGGCTCGTTAATAATGAAAATCACAAAGACCAGACTAAGACAGATCATTAAAGAAGAGCTTGAGAACATTAAAGAGAACTATACCAAAATTGGTATGAGAGAAGTAGCAGCAGAAGCTAAAAGGAAGATTAAGGAAGAAGGCACAATATCACTAGAAGATTTGAGCTACTATCTTTTTCAATACTTCACGCAGTTCCTAGATGACGAACATTTCGACTGGCTAGAAGAGACTGTTGCAGATGTTCTTGAATCAAAGTCCTTAGATAAATACTTCGACTTTGACACTGACACATTCTCTATGTAAGGATAAATCAACAATGAAGATCACGAAGGGCAGACTAAAACAAATCATCAGCGAAGAACTTGAGAACATTCAAGAAAATCGCTCGGCTGCGGCTACTGAATTTGAATTATATTCTGAATTTTTGGCAATAACCGAACAGCTTCAAGAGTTCAAGGATAATTTAGACTTCGCTATGGGCTTGACTGCGGGAGCGAGTAGAGAATCCCAGATTTCAGACGAAGTATATGAAATGATAAGAAAAGCCACATTTGCGTTAGAAAGCGCAAGAACAAAGTTGGCACAAGAAATTGGACAAGATCCAGCACCACATTTAAGGACAACCAATGAGCAGTGAATTTGACTTTCTGCCACCAGCAGAAGCACCCCCATCATTCAACCAAGAAAAGGACCACTTCCACGAAGAAGTAGAAGCGGAAGACTTTGGTATGGTTGAGGACTTCGGATTACAGATGGAATACTCTGACGAAGATATGCTACCCGAGAACACAGCCCCATCATCTTTGAATGTGGGTTTTGTCGGTGTTGGTGGCGGCGGCAACAAGATGGCGAACGCTATGATTGAGTTGGGCTTCAACAAGACCCTACTGGTCAATAGCACCGGCAAGGACATCCCAAAGAACGTAGAAGAAGAGCACGTCGTTCTTATTCCCGATAGCGATGGCATCGGCAAGAACATCGCCTACGGCAAAGAAATCCTAACACAGAACGGCGCTGTAGTTGAGGATGCACTTCGCATCAAACTCGGCAAGGTTGATTGGCTGTTCGTAATGGCAGGCGGCGGTGGCGGCACAGGTTCATCTGTAGTTGCCTTACAGCCCGTCTTTGAGCGCTACCTACAATCTGTTCAGGCAAGCGGCAAGGTTGTATACATTGTGTCTTGGCCAACAGCACAAGAGAACCTAAACCCAACCATCGCCAAGAATGCCTTATCACTACTCAACGATGTTACACCATACCCACACATTGTTCTAGATAACGAGCGCTCTACGCGCCTCCTACGTGGTCGTATCGGTATGCTTGGTATGTACCCAGTAGCCAACACCCAGTTTTCAAAGATCTTCGCGCAGATACTCAAGCTATCCACCGAGGACTCGCCCATACAATCTTTTGACTCCAGAGACTTGGAGACTTGCTTTGGCAAGGATGGTCGTGCTTTCATCGGCTCTACTATGATTAAAGATCCGAACACTGGCAAACTTGGCACAACCATTATGCACAACTGCATGAATCGTTCTGCCTGTCCTCCACCCAAGGGTAAAGCAGCAGCAGGCTCGCTTATACTCGTAGCCAGTGAAGAGATGGTTGCCGACCCTCGCGTATCCAAGCACCTTGAATCTGCGATTGCTTATGTCGGTGGTCGCTGCGAAACACTTTTTTCGGGAGTTTATGTTCGCAAAAACGTCCCTGGGTTGATTGCGATACTAAGTATGAATGGTATCGAGAAAGGAAAATGAATAAATGAAGATCACAAAAAGTAGATTAAAAGAGATTATTTTAGAGGAAGTTCAATCAGACCCACAACTACTCGATGCCATTGGCAAACTATCTAATTCCATAGATAACCTTGATGTTAGTATCGATTTCCTTTCTGCTGCATTTACAGGAGAATCTGGAGTATCTATTGGCTCAGCACAGAGAACTCTTGGTCGAGCATATAGGCCAAAAGTCAGGGCAGCGCCAGAGCAAGTTAGAGAATCTGAGCAGTTTAGAGACCAACAAAAGATGGACGCCGCTCAAGATGTAGCAGGGCAAGAAATGTCATTTGAAAGATGGGTTGCAGTTGTTTTCCAAAAAGGTGCGCAGATTGATGATAATTCCCCTAATCCTTACGACGCTTGGATGAGCGGGCAAACACCAGAGGAATACGCTGGTTCTTTAAATGAAAGAAAATTAACAAAGGGTGAGAAAAAGCAAAAGGAAAAAGTAGTTAAAGGTATGAAGAAGTCTAAAGGCGACTTTAAGAAGCGATACGGTAAAGATGCCGAAAGCGTAATGTATGCAACTGCAACAAAGATTGCAAAGGAAAAGAAATGAAACAAATAATGGAGAACTTCAATAGATACGTTGCCGAAGATGAAGTGCAAATTATTGAAGAACAAGAGGTTTTAAATGAAAATCGACTAGTCATGTTGGCAGGAGCAGGTGTCTTGATTCTTTTAAGATCAAAGCCGGGTCGCGCTTTAATTGCAAGAGTTTTGAGAATTTATGGCAATTTGCTTGATAGAATCAATCGTTCTATTTCTAAGGCTTTGGCTAATGAATACCCAAGATTGAAAAAGATTCTAGATTTAACGACTGAGTTGATGCCCGGTCGAGGACTGTCAGAAGAATTGGCCGATGTTATAGAAGAATTAAGCGAGGAAGAAGCGAAAGCCCTTGATGATTCGTTAGAACCAGCCAGAATAGGCACACCAGCCGGCAGAGTTGCAATTGCACAAAAGGCAGGCTCAAAGATGTTAACTAGAAAAGATGACCCGGAGGAACAGTCATGAAAATCAAGAAGTCACAACTTATACAACTTATTAAAGAAGAGATTATGGCAGAGGCAGAAATGTTTAAGATGTCCGACGAGGACCTTAGAGATTTTAGTGTCCCAGACCCCCAAGAATACCGCGATGCCGACGTGATCTTTAATATGGTTATGGAAGATCTAGAAAAGGATATTGAAGATGATCTGCTAGATATAATCAAAGAAATCATGATGGAACGTCCCGGACGTAAGCCTCAAGACATGGCAAACGAGGCCCTTGGCAAATTGATGGTTAAGATGCGAGGCGGCGGACCTCCATACGCTCCAATGCAAGAAGGAAAGATACAAGAAGGCGTTGATCCAAATGATGTTATGACTATGATGATGGCACTTAAGAAGCTGCTAACCTCTCCTTACACCGGACCTCTATTTGCAGCAGTAATAGCTGGTATGCCAGTTATGGCTGCTTATGAAAAGCACGTTCTTGGTAAGATGAACAAAGGTCAGCCACCCACTGACGGGGATGACTTACCACCGACCCTCGGGAAGCCTATATGATGAGCAAAGAACAAAAACAAGCACTACTCGACAGAGGTATACAAAAACTAACTTCTCGCAAACTACTTGTGTGGCTTACTGCCACAGGTCTTATGATGTGGGGCGGACTAGAATCAGCAGACTGGGTTATTATTTCTGGTCTCTACCTTGGTGGTCAATCCGTGATTGATGCCATTGTAAAACTCAAGGGACTTGAGTGAAAGAAAAGATTCTAGCATTCTGCTTGAAACATTGGAAGGAGATTGGACTTGTCCTTCTCCTTCTTGTCGTATTTGGTAAGTCGCAGTATGATGTGCGCAACATTATCAAAGCACACGAGATTGCAGAGCAGTCTTTAAAAGACCAGATAAGCACACTACAATCGCTCCACACCGAAGAGTTACGCCTGCGTGATGAAGCTCTTGAGCAGTATCGTATTGAGATAGAAGAATTGGAGTTGGAATACGAAGCACGACAAGCCGAGATAAAGGACTTAACGAGAGCAGAAAAAGAAGTTATAATAAAAGAGTTCAAACAAGACAAGGCTCTGATTATACAGCGCTTTGAAGAGACCTATGGATTAAGATATGTTGAATAGCCTAATGCTGCTTGCCCTACTCTCGACTGCAAGCGCTGAAGATTTCACAGTTGTCTCAGAAGATCAGCCCGCACCATTTGAGGGCGTTTTGCTTAGCGTTCCCGCAGCGGCAGAAGTATTGGCCAAGCACGAAGAGGCACAACTGAAATGTGAACTTGAGATAGAGTTTCAGCTTGATAAGGCAGGGACTCAGTGCGCCCTTGATAAGAAACTTCTTGAGGCACGTATAGTGACCCTAGATCAACAATATACTGAGATTGTAGCACAAAAAGACCTTGTGATTGAAAAACAACAAGCAATTATTAAAAAGCAGGCGCCCCATCGTAAGTGGCTATGGTTTGCTGGCGGGATTGTGCTTGGCGGTGCCACCTACTACGGAATTCAACAGGCAGCTAAATGAGCAAAGACCCAGACTACATTGTCAGAGTAGAACAAGCAATTGCAAAGAAGTATGGCAAAGAGGCAATACAAAATCCCAAAGCAGAATGGGATGAGGATAAAGAGAAGATTTATCTGGAGCAGATGCGAGACCTCTATAAGAAACAAAAGAAAAATGATGAAGCCAACGATAAAGTGGAAGTAAATGGCATAAAGGTTTCAAGAAAACTACTTAATAGAGAATCCAAGACAGGATGTCCTGTTTGTGGTGCCTTCTCACATTCTGCCCGTGATGATGTATCGCTTGTAAAATATAATTGTTGTTATGAATGTTATGTCAAGTGGGTTGAGGGGAGAGAAGAAAGATGGGATACAGGATGGCGACCAAATGAAAGCTGAAGAGCTAAGAAAAATAATCAGAGAAGTTCTTGCCGAACAAGATGATAAAATTGCCTTAAAGGGCGGAAGTAAGTCTCCACAAATGTTAAAGGCAGAAATTCTTGAAACCATAAAAAATATCGATGTAGAAAAAATAAAGCCACAAGAGTTGATGTTTCTTAATCAAATGATAGGTAAGATGTTTGAGCTTGCAACCGCTGGAGATCTGGTTAAAGGAAAGACAGCAATCCAAAGAGCCTTTAGCATGATGTCCAAGGGCGTCCCAAAAGAAAAATCACAACAAACTAATGAGGGTTACCACCACCAAATGATGGGTGGCATCGAAGATGATGGGCACGAAGTTGAAATGGCCCTGTCAAGTTTGCATAAGTTAGAAAAGTATGCTCCCAAAACAGCCCAAATGGTTTCTCAATACTCTGACTTGCCCGGATGGGTTCAATCAAAGATTACTCTAGCTGCTGACTATTTAGGGAAAGTTTACCACTATTTAGATGGCAAGCAACACAAAGGAATGGAATAATGGCAACAGTTTACGAAATCGTCCAGGCGCTATCACAAGCCGCAGCAAACGCCTACGACGGAGCACACGATGCGGACGGTGAAGCGATAAAGGCAGGTCTTCAGCGAGAAGAAGGCAACCCTTTAATTGATAGGCGTGTCATAGATGGATTCAATGTTAAATTTCACGGCAACATCATGCGCCTTTCTTATACGGCTGAAGTTCAACTTAAAGAAGTGTACGCTAATGGCTTTGAGTCCGATGTAGAGCAGCGTATGGCTGATATCGTAAGCTTTCTTAAGAAAGAGGCTCGCAAAGCTGGTGGCGGCTCTATTTCTCTTTCTAAGGAAGGCGAAATTGACATTCGTGTTGAAAATTCTTCACGAATTCGTTCCTGGGTGACCGCCGTTATGGATTATAAGATTGGCGGCATGGAAGAAGTATCTGTCGTTGGCGAAGCCACAGAGGACAAACTTGCTGCTGGTTGGCAAAAGTTTATGTCTCAGGGTGGTTACGGTAAACGCGCCCCCAACGATAAGAGACCAGCAAGCTCTGGCAAGAAAGAATAAAGAAAGATGAATGCCAAGATTAACGAAACAACAAATACTTAAAGAAGTTGTTAAGTGCGGTAAAGATCCTTCTTACTTTCTAAAAAACTACGCCCGTATATCTCACCCGATGCACGGGCTTATGCTGTTTAAAACATACGACTATCAGGATAAACTATTAAACGATTTCAATGATTATCGTTTCAATATTATCAACAAGGGTCGTCAGTTAGGTATTTCAACAATTACCGCTGGTTACATTGTTTGGTTGATGTTGTTTCATCGCGACAAAGCCATACTTGTTATGGCTACCAAATTTGATACCGCAGGTAACTTAGTTCGCAAAGTTAAGAACATCATGAAAAACCTTCCTGATTGGATCAGGATTGCAAATATTACAACTGACAACCGCACGTCCTTTGAATTGTCCAACGGCTCTACCATTAAAGCTGCTTCTACCTCTGGTGATGCTGGTCGTTCCGAGGCACTATCACTACTTGTTCTTGATGAGGCCGCACATATTGAGGGTTTAGAAGAACTCTGGACGGGTCTATACCCAACGCTATCAACTGGTGGTCGCTGTATCGCAATATCTACACCAAACGGTGTTGGTAACTGGTTTCATAAAACTTGCACTGGTGCCGAGAGTAGTGAAAATAATTTTAAGCTTACTACACTTATGTGGGACGTACACCCAGACAGAGACGAAGAGTGGTTCAAGAAAGAAACTAAAAATATGTCAAAGCGCCAGATTGCACAGGAGTTAGAGTGCAACTTCAATACGTCTGGCGAAACTGTTATAGACCCGTCAGGCATTGACTGGATGATGTCGTTGGTACGAGAACCAAAGCATAGAACTGGATTTGATAGAAACTTTTGGATCTGGGAAGAATACGATCCAACCTGTAACTATCTTCTTGCAGCCGATGTGGCAAGAGGCGATGGTGCTGATAGTTCTACATTCCATATTTTGAAACTTGAAACAATGGAAATTATCGGAGAGTATCAGGGTAAGCCAACGCCCGATCTATATGCTAATATGTTGAATCAAGTTGGTAGAGAGTTTGGTAATGCTATGATGGTTGTAGAAAACAATTCAATTGGTTATACTGTAATTGATAAACTTATAGAGTATGGCTATCCTAATTTATACTATTCAATAAAATCAACACATGAGTATATCGACCAGCACTTGGGTGAACACAGGAGTGGAGCGATAGCTGGATTCTCCACTACAACCAAGACCAGACCCCTCATTGTGGCCAAGTTGGAAGAGTTTATAAGAAACAAACTAATTAAAACGTATTCTTCACGTTTAGCAAATGAATTTAGAACTTTTATTTGGAATAACGGGAAGCCACAAGCGATGCGAGGATATAATGATGACTTGGTAATGGCTCTTGCGATTTGTTGCTGGGTCCGAGACACTGCAATACAATCAAGCTCTAGAGATTTAAATTACCAAAAAGCTTTTGTCGATGCTATCATGACTTCCAGAACAACCTTGAACACCCAGATAAACGGACAAATTGGCTACACAGGCGAAGACAATACTAGTAAAATGAACGAAGCAAAAAATTTATACTCCCAATATATGTGGATAATTAAGTGAGAAAATAAATGGCACCACAAAACCCAAAACAAGGCAAAAACCCCGCAAATAGAGATTCACAATTATTCCGATCTCTTACCCGGCTATTTTCTGGACCTATCATCAGTTATCGTTCTGAATCTGGTCGGAAGATTCGCAGGCAGCATCTTGATAAATATTCTACCAGATTTAAGTCAGCGTCAGGGCAACAATTTAAAAAGCAGTCCTACAACCCACTGGATACAATTGCAGCAAATGCGATAGGCAATCAGCGCAGGTCTGAGCGCTATATTGACTTTGATCAAATGGAATATATGCCAGAGCTAGCTTCTGCTCTAGACATCTATGCAGACGAGATGACAACATTTTCTGCCTTGTCTCCAATGCTTAACATCAGGTGCCGTAACGATGAGATTAAAGCAGTTCTGAATATATTATATCATAATGTTATGAACATAGAACATAACCTTTTTGGTTGGTGTCGAACCATGTGCAAATATGGCGATTTTATTCTTTATCTTGATATTGATGATCAAATTGGAATTCAATCTGCAATTGCACTGCCATTACAAGAAGTTGAAAGACTAGAGGGACTAGATGCTACAAACCCTAATTATGTTCAGTATCAGTGGAATTCTGCTGGAATGACATTTGAAAACTGGCAGGTCGCCCACTTCCGTATCCTTGGCAACGATAAATATTCTCCATACGGAACTTCTGTTCTTGAGCCCGCTCGTCGTATATGGCGGCAGCTTACCTTAATGGAAGATGCCATGATGGCCTACCGCATTGTTCGTTCGTCCGAGAGAAAAGTGTTTAAAATTGATGTTGGTGCGATACCACCACAAGAAGTTGAACAGTATATGCAAAAAATTGTTACTCAATTGAAGCGCCACACAATTGTGGATAAGGACACTGGACGAATTGATCTTCGCTACAACCCGCTCTCTATTGAGGAAGATTACTATATTCCTGTACGTGCTGGCTCTGTGACTGATATCCAGAACCTTGGCGCAGGACAAAACACAACAGCGATTGATGATATAAAGTATCTTCGCGATAAGCTTTTCTCAGCAATCAAAATCCCACAGACCTATTTGACTATGGGCGAAGGTGCTCAGGAAGATAAGACAACGCTTGCCACAAAAGATATACGATTCGCGCGCACTATCCAGCGCCTACAACGCTCAGTGCTACATGAGCTAGAAAAGATTGGAATTATACACCTTTATACTCTCGGCTATAGGGGTGAGGATTTACTAAACTTTAAGCTCTCGCTTAACAACCCAAGTAAGATTGCTGAGTTACAAGAGCTTGAGCACTGGAAGACTAAGTTTGATATTGCAGCGTCTGCAACTGAAGGCTATTTTTCCCGGCGTTGGGTTGCTGATAATATCTTTGGCATGTCTCATGAAGAATTCCTACGCAACCAGCGTGAGATGTTCTATGACCGCAAACATGACACTGCCCTTGAAGGCGTTGCTGAAGCTGCCGCAGCCGGTGGTGGTGCAGAAGCTGGTGGCGGATTAGATGCCGGCGCCGGTGGAGGACTAGACCTTGGTGGAGCCGACGAAGGTGGAGGCGATCTTGATCTTGGTGGTGGCGATGAAGGTGGTGGAGCCGACGAAGGTGGCGACGATACTGCACTTCTAGCAGCGCCCCCAGGTTCTCGTGATTCGCCACGATTGGCCCCATCTCTTGGTAAACGTGCGAGAAAGGGCAAAAAATATACAACCAAGGGCTCTAAGGGCAAAATTTATCAAAAAGTTGCGACAGATAAAAGACCATCAGGTGCAAGAACTCGTAACTATACGAGCGTACCCACGCCCGAAATGAACACCTATAGGACAAACAATTTAGGAGCTTCAGAACTTAGATCTCTCTCTAGAGGCATTTATGAGGAGCAAGATCCTAATTACTTGCGAGACCAACAAGATGAAGAAAGTCTTCTTGAAGTTAATAGCTCTGTAAAGATGTTAATTGAAAGCCTTGAAATAAAGACCACGGAGAATGATAATGAAAAATAAACATAATAAAAAACGCAACACAGCTTTCGTTTTTGAGGCTCTATCGCGCGAGGCCACTGTTGCGATTATTAAAGGAGACCATGCAAGAAAAGAAAAAGTAGTCTCTATTGTTCGTAAACATTTTACTGGTGATTCACTTCTTAAGAAAGATTTAGAATGTTATCGTTCCCTATATGAAAATCAAAATGTAGATGAGACCACTGGTAAAAAAATTGTTGAGGCAGCAATGATTGCTAAACGTTTAATAGACCCTGATGGGCTATTTAAACAGCAAACAGAGGTCATCAATGACATTAATAAAGAGTTGACCCCGGCAACATTCAATAACTTTGTTCCAAATTATAAATCATTAGCCACAATTGCAAAGATGTTTAATACAAATTCTCCAAAGCAAAAGGTTATGCTTGAATCAAAAATTGTTGAAGACATGATGGGTGCCGCAGAGTCCGAGACCCTTGAACCAATGGATAGCCTTACATTTAGAACTTTTACTAAGAAATTTAATGCCAAGTACAGCGATTCTCTACTACAGGAACAAAGAGAGCTTTTAAATCATTACATTTCATCTTTTTCACACGATGATCTTGAAACAAAAATATATCTTAATAGAGAGCTTGGTAGGCTAAAGGAATCTTTGTCAGAGGCAATCAACACCGAAGAGATTGCAAATGATCCCGAGATGATTCGCAAAACTAATGCAGTCAGAGAAAGACTCGAAAACCTTTCAAAAGAAACAAGCTTAAATGAATCAACCCTGTTAACAATTATGAGAACACAGGAGTTAGTAAAGGAAATCTACGCCGATGCCAGTAACAGTTAGAATTGTTCCGGTCCCTGAACCAGTAAAAGTAACAATCAAGCCAAAAACTCCCCCTCCAACGATAACACTGGAGCTTGATATTCGCAAGTCACTTAGCGGCGATTTAATGATCTTTGATCATGGCGATATAGATATTGTAGTTTCTGGTAAGGATAAAAAAATTACTGCCTTTCCAAAACAAACAATGACTGACTTTACATATGGCGCGCAGAATAGACTATTCGCTCACCTTGCCCGTAAGGGCCTTGTAATACCTGAGTCAATTCAGGCCGCTTCTTACTACGGTGCCATGGAAGCAAAACTACAGGAAGCGGCAGACGGCAAGCTAAACGCTGCCAAGTTTGCGCTTGTAAGCATTGAAAAATTTATCACAGAAGAAAGGCCATACTTTGAAAAGGTTGAAGCTGACATCGCTGGCTTTAATGATGAATACACTAATCCCGATAAGACCGATTCTACTGAGCTTGGTGAAGTTCCACAGCGTGACCAACAAGGCTCTATTCGCAAAGGGTACATTAGAGATCCCTATACATTCTCTTACATGTATACAATATAGGAGCTTACCGTGTCTGACAGTATGAAATTAATAATGGAAAACTGGGATCGGTTTCTTTTACAAGAAGCACCTTTAGAAACCGTGGGTGATCTGAAAAAAATGATCAGAACTCACCGTGCTGTGGAAACTGGTAAGGAGATAGGCAAGAAGGCGGCAGAAATGGCTATCGAACAGATACCCGGAGTAAATAATGTTTTTGCTATTTGGAAAGGCGCAAAAGAGGCCAAAGAAATGGTTGCAAAACTTTATGGTTCTGATGACCAATTAAAATCGAATACTGGCCTTGATAAACTGAATGTTGATGATGATGTTTCTAAAATTGTTGATGACCCTATTGAAGTTGCGTTCATAAATGATTTATTAAAAACGATAGATGGCATGGATGATTTAGCCCCTATCCCAGATGTAAACGATGAGCTTCAAAAATATCTTGCCAAAAAATTCAATCAAAAACAGGTTAAAAAATAATGGAACTTTTACTATTCATACTTATAGCCTACGGGCTCACACAAATTTTAGTATACAGCGACATGCCTATACTAAAAAGACTAAGACCAGATAAAGAGTCCTACAGAGGTTATGGCAAGGTCTTTCATTGCCCAATGTGTATGGGTTTCCACGTCGGATGGTTTTTATGTATTCTTTCTCCTTGGACTGAACTATTTACGTTTGATGCAACCCTGATAAATGCTTTTATGCTTGGTTGTTTGTCATCTGCAACTTCTTATGTTCTCAACATGGTGTTTTCGGATGAAGGAATTATGATAAAGCATAATTATAAACAAGACAATTTTTTCATAGAGGAAGAATAAATGAAGATTACAAAAACCAGACTAAAGCAAATTATAAAAGAAGAGCTTGAGGCAACTTTGCTTGAGGGATATATCTCTGATCCAGAAGAGCAGAAACAAAGGGCTAAAAAGTTTTATCAACAAATTGAGCGCCTTTTATATAGCTATGGTCAAGAATTTCGTTCTCCAAATCAAATTGCAGATGCAATTATGTATGCTGCTTCGAAAAAAGGCGTTAAGGAACTTGGTGCGCCCGGCATGCCCTCTAAAGAAAACAAATTTGATGGCACTCGCGGAGCAGCGACAGCGTTAAACGATTTCATGGAAAAACAAGATCCAAAACTAGTTCTTGCTGCCTTATACAAAGCGTTTGTACACACTAAGACAAAGAAGCAAGACATGGTTCAATATGGAAAACAGCGTTCTAAGAGAGAATATGACGCTTTTGCCAAATTCTCAAGAGCAGGCGGAAACGTTAAAGATTTAAACAAGCCCAAGCGCCGGAAGTTTTTGACACGGTCAATTGAACTGGTAAATGAAGAAGAGTCTGGAAATATCAAAGAGGGTCCACAGCGTGCTTTCTGCATTGGCTATGAAAAAGATGGTAAAATAAAGTATCAGACTGTTCATGCAGACGCCCCCGGCTTTGCTGAAAGGAAAATTAAAAGAGAACACGATGTTCGCGACAAGGCGATCAAAAGTGCAAAAGAAGGAAAGTGTAAAGGCCATGCATAATTATCTTATTGGAAAGTGGGGACTGCAACCAGTCCGACGCTGCTGTAAAGGCTCTTAGCTCGCGCGGGTAGCGCCCGCATAAGGAATACAAATGAAACTACTACGAGAATACTACGAACTATGTGAAGGCGGTGTCTGCCAAGACCTTCTTACTGAAGATGAAAAGCGCTTTGTTTCCAATGGCGGCATGATGCTTTCAGGTAAGTTACAGGAAGCTGATGTTCAAAACGGCAATGGCCGCGTCTACCCCTACAAGGTATTGGCAAGAGAAGTGCAAAACTACAAGAAGCTCGTAAAAGAAAAAAGAGCACTCGGAGAATTAGACCACCCCGACGACTCCGTGATAAATCTTAAAAATGCCTCCCATATGGTAACCGCTATCTGGATGGAAGACAAAGCAGTTATGGGTAAGGTAAAAGTTCTTAATACACCTTCAGGGCAAGTTTTAAAGTCTCTTGTAGAGTCGGGAGTTAAACTTGGTATTTCTTCTCGTGGTATGGGCTCCGTGTCTGAGGGTGCAGGCAAGGTAGTAGTTCAAGAAGATTTCCAACTTATTTGCTTTGACTTTGTGTCCGAGCCATCCACACCAAACGCTTTTATGATGCGAGAGGCAAAAGAATATAACAACAAAGTATTTACTAAAGCTGATCGCATAAACAGATTATTAAATGAGGTATTAAAAAATGAATAAAAGTATGATTAGGCAAATTCTCAAAGAGGAATTGCTAGTTGTTAAGTTAAACGAAGATGTTCTAAAAGAGCACAAGCAGCTTGTATCAGAAAGAAATGATGCACAGAGTTTGATTCTCAGAGAGATTCTATACTCTAAGTATGGTAGAGACTTTGATATTTACCAGATTGACGAAAGCCTTTGGAGCAAAGTTAAGAACATGGTAGCCAAAGGTGGTAAGGCTCTAGCCAATGCGTTTAATGTTGGCAAGCGCGGTTATGAAAAAGAATTAGATCGCCAAGAGCTAGAAGATTTAACAACCAAAGCAGGCAAGGCATTGCCCGGAGGTCTAATCAAACAATTAACTGCGCCCGACCCAAATGGCGAAAGTTTCCCAAACCAAGAAGATGAACAAAATTTTGCATCCAGATTGGACGCCGTTTCATTTGCTTATGGCGCAGTCTTGGCCGCATTAGAGGCTGGTACAATACCTCATGAATCAGCCGAAGCAGCTATCACTGCTCTTAAGAAATTCCTAGAAAACTCTCTTGGCAACATGTCTAGTGTTTACAAAACCTTCAACGAAGAAGAGGAAGGTGATGATGAAGTTATTAATGAGGAAGTCCTGAATGAAGTAAACCTTAACAGATTGATTAGATTAGTTCAGACTGGTAAGGCGTCTGCTGCTGATGCAATCAGCAAAATTGAAAGCTCTGGTATACTCAGAGGAAAAGCAAAAGATGCAGCAATTGAATACATAAAAAATCTTGGACAAGGTGCTGCCGGCACCGCTGCTACTGGTGGCGCTGGTGCTGCGGCCACTGGCGGGGCTGCGGCTACTGGCGGGGCTGCGGCTACTGGCACTACTGCTAAAGGTTTTGCTGCTGCCGCTAAAGGCAAGATGGCAGCAGGGTTAGCAGGCGCAGGTAAAAGCGGTGTCGCAACAACAACAACGGCAAAGCCCGCTGCTTTAATTGTAAATACAATGAAGACTACACCCACGCTAAAGGGGTTACTCGCAGCACTTGGTGTAACACCTGCCGCAGCAGCAGCCCTTGCAGGGGCAGCTTTAGTTGGTGGTCTTTACCTTAAGGGCAAGATTTCTTCAAGAGCAGCCTCAATCAAGAGACTGCTTAAGACAATGGCAGTTCCCGAAGCCACCGCCCAAACTAACGTAGTTCCCGAGCCCGGTGAGCCAGAGCCAGCACCTACTGGTCCTGGCGGTGATGAAGGTGCCGGGGGCGATGCTGGTGCTGACGCAGCAGCGGGAGCCGGCGATGAACCAGTTAGTGACGCTTTACCAATTTCTGCTTCTGAGATTGCTATTCTTCAAGGAATTCTACGTGGTGGAGT